TTGATAGAGTCTTTTGAATGGGCAGCTACTTCAGAGCATGTGGATTATATTGGGTTTAGTATCCTTAATATTCCTAATGCTTATGGGGTAGAGAAAAACAATCAATTACAAAGATACCTTTCTAGGTTGAAGTTTATTAACGAGCTCGACAAGAGAGGAGTGTTAGGAGAAATTGTAGATAATAATAAGAAGATACACTTTTTAGGATTGTTAGATGGACCTAATGAAATTGAGCTTATACAAATGGCTGGTTATGGGGATTGTATTGACACGTGGGACAGTAGTGCTGCTGTGTGGTATGGCCTTAATGGTATTAAATTTGATAATAGCCCGACTGGTTCTTATAATGGTAAGTTTGAAAAGGAGGTTGACTTCTCCTTTAACTTCGAGGACAATATAGAAAAAGATGACTGGGAAAATGTAACTGGGGCGGTAGATAGTAACCTAATGCGAATTGATAATATGTGTGGAACCACACGTGGAGTAATTGAAGATAGTGAGGAGTTTATATAATGCTAAAGAACATTAGCAACACAGATCATATATCTGCGATAGAGAAAAATCAAATACAACCTAATGCAGTTGATCTTAGAATAGCTAAACTTTTTAGGATTTTACCTACTGAATTTTATCTCAGTAATGATCGTAAACAACATAGACAGCAAGAGGAAATCCATCCGGACGACAATGGTGAATTTTTTCTAGAGCCTAACCAATCATATCAATTTGACTGTCTTGAAACAGTAACAATTCCAACTGGATATGCTGGGTGGCTAATTGCTAGATCAACATTAAATCGTAATGGTGTTTTTATAACTTCAGGATTATATGATAGTGGGTTTAATAATATTGTTGGCGGGACGATACATGTTAGAGCTGGCCCTGCAAAAATAGTAAATCATACTCGAATAGCACAGTTCATATATGCAGAAGCTGAAACAGTAGGAATGTACGATGGAGATTATAATGCTCCATCGTCAGTGAATTGATGGACATGGTTAAATTTAAATATCGCGAAGGTGAACATTTAAATGAAGTAATGGAATATATTGCTTCGACTTATGAAGGTCATTATGTTGGTAAAGGTGAAATACAAACTACTGATGTTTGGGAAACTCTTCACATAGAAAAGGAGGCGTGTATATCTAATATACTTAAGTACGCTATGAGATACGGTAAAAAAAATGGATATAATAAAAAGGATTTATTGAAGATCATTCACTATACTTTAATGCTATGGCATTTTACATCAGGAGAAGATAATGGAAATTAGGATTGAGATAGATCAACTTAAGAAAAGAAAGTTGTTCGTAGCTACTCCTATGTATGGTGGAGTGTGCCATGGTATGTATACAAGAAGTACTAATGACTTGTCCGCATTGTGTATGCATTATGGAATAGAAGTTAAGTTTTATTATTTGTTTAATGAGAGTCTGATTACTAGAGCTCGTAACTATTGTTGTGATGAGTTCATGAGAAGTGACAGTACACATATGATATTCATTGATAGTGATATTGGGTTTGATGCAAGAGATGTCATATCAATGATGGCATTAATGGATCATGAAGAAGATCCACAACAGTATGATATATTGTGTGCACCCTATCCTAAGAAATGTATTGCTTGGGAGAAGATTAAAGCAGCTGTCGACCAAGGTAAAGCTGATGAAGATCCTCAGAACTTAGACAAGTATGTCGGTGACTATGTATTTAATCCTGTGCCTGGTACAGATAGGATACAGCTAGATCAACCAGCAGAAGTGTTAGAGGGTGGTACTGGCTTTATGATGTTCACTAAAGAAGTATTACAGAAGTATAAAGATGCTTTCTGGGAGGATAGTGAACATAGTCCTGGTGGGTTCAGTTATAAACCTGATCATGTTAGAACTAAAGAGTTTGATGGTACAAGAGAAATAATGATGTACTTTCAAGCATTGATTGACCCTGTGTCAAGACGTTACCTATCAGAAGATTATATGTTCTGTCAATGGGCTCGAAAGATTAATCTGAAAATATGGCTGTGTCCTTGGATGCAATTGCAACATGTTGGTACTAATGTGTTCGGTGGTAGCTTAACTGACTTAGCTCAGATACAAGCATCTGCAACAGCTGATGCTACTAAAGTAGGCAATAGGGTTGACCACCAAGTTAAAGGTCCATTAGAAGATACAAATATGGTTATGAAAGATACTGGGGCGGTTCCTAATAGAGCAACTAAACCATTTGAAGATGATACTGCTAAGAAGTTAGCTAATAAGAAAGCGAGACAAAATAATGCAAATAAGTAATGAGACGTTTGACATATTGAAAAACTTTGCAATGATCAATCCATCTATTGTTCTATCCCCTGGTAATGTATTGCAGACAGTCGCGCCATCTAAAAATATTATGGCAAAGGCTATCATTAAAGATACCTTTCAGTTAGCAGGAGCGATATATGATTTGCATAGGTTCTTAGGAGTTGTTAGTTTGTTTGAGGATCCTGCATTTGATTTTAGTGCTCGGGACGTGACGATTAGAGGCAAGCAGAATTCTGTAAACTATACTTTTGCAGAACCATCGATGATTATAACACCACCTGATGACAAACAAATTACTGTAAACAATCCAGATGTCGAGATTGATGTGGACTGGAGTAAACTTAGCAATGTATTAAAAGCAGCTAATGTGTTACAGGTACCTGAGATATCTCTTACGAGTACTAAAGATGGGGTGGTTAGTTTAAAAGCTATTGATTCTAAAAACCCATCTGCAGACGAATATAAAGAAGAGCTTGGTACCTATGATGAAATTGAATATAATTTTATATTCAAAACAGAAACTTTTAAAATGATGTCTGCAGACTATAATGTGAAGATTAACAAGCAAGGAATATCTCAGTTTACTTCTAAATCTGAAGACAGTCCTAAATTAACATATTGGATAGCAGTCGAGCAACATTCAACATATGGTGGTTAGAGATGCGTGATGATTTTTTATGGGTCGAGAAATACCGACCACTGACTGTACAGGAAGCTATACTTCCTTCTAAGCTAAAAGAAACGTTTCAAGCATTTGTAGATAAAAAGAATGTACCTAATTTAATATTAGCTGGTGGGTCGGGTTGTGGCAAGACAACAGTCGCCCGAGCCATGCTTGAAGAATTAAACTGTGACTACATTGTAATCAATGGCAGTCTATCTGGTAACATTGATACGTTGAGAAATGATATATTGCAGTTTGCATCTTCTGTTAGCTTGATAGGAGGAAGGAAGTATGTGATACTTGATGAAGCAGATTATTTGAACCCCAATAGTACACAGCCGGCTCTTAGAAACTTTATGGAAGAGTTCAGTAAGAATTGTGGTTTTATTATGACTTGTAATTACAAGAATAGAATTATAGAGCCACTTCATTCTCGTTGTAGTGTAGTTGATTTTAAGATCAATGGCAGTGGTCCTACATTAGCATCTAAGTTTTTGAAGCGTATAAAAAATATATTAGAACAGGAAAGTATTGAATATGATATAAAAGTCATAGTAGAAGTTATATCAAAACATTTTCCAGATTATAGAAGAATACTTAATGAGCTACAAAGGTATGGTACATCAGGTAAAATAGATAGTGGCATATTAACTAACATGTCTGATGAGAACTTTAAGACTCTAGTTGGTTTTTTGAAAGAGAAAAAGTTTACTGAAATGAGAAAGTGGGTAGGACAAAACTTAGATAATGAACCAGTGGGATTGTATAGACAAATATATGATAATGCTAATGCACTAATGGAGAAAGGTTCTATCCCACAACTAGTGTTAACAATTGCAGACTATGAATATAAAAGCGCATTCGTAGCCGATCAAGAAATAAATATGGTTGCGTGCTTGACACAGCTTATGGCTGAGTGCGAGTGGAAATGATAAAACGTATTCATGTTAATATGCATCACATTAGATATAATATTAAGCATGAAGATAAGAAACCAGTAATTACAGTCAAGACTAGTAGTAGTAACACCTATGGTAATGAAGTTGAAATACATGGACCAAGCAAAGTAGTTTATAGTCCAGACAAACCTTTGCCTTGCGGTGCTAGACTATGGATAGAGACTACAAGTGAAGTAGATATAAAATGAATCCTTTTGATTATGTAAACTCAATTAACTACAGTAAGAAAAATTTAATGGAAAACACTGATAATGATAAATTAGCAGAGTCAGGTTACAATCCTTTTATAACTAATAGGTCCCTATCTTACTTTACTGATACAATATTTTATGTTAATGAAGTCAATCAGTACTCGCATACAGCTAACAAGCTCCAATATGATTATCTCCTAAATAGTATTAGACCCAAAAAAAGATTTTCGAAATGGGTAAAAAATGTAGGTAGTGATGATTTGGAGAATGTTAAGTTATATTTTAATTATTCCACAAAAAAGGGTCTACAAGCTCTAAATATCCTATCTCCTAAACAGCTGCAAGAAATAACGAGCAAAGTTACTAGGGGAATAAAAGATGGGCCAGTATCTAGTTGAAAAAATGATTGAAGTGACTCTTCGCGAACAGGAAGATTTTCTTAAAGTAAGAGAGACCCTCACTCGTATTGGTGTCGCATCTCGTAAAGACAAGTCTCTGTATCAGAGCTGTCATATTCTCCACAAGCAAGGCAAGTATTATATCGTACATTTTAAAGAGTTGTTTGCATTAGATGGCAAGCCAACAGACTTTACAACAGAAGACATAGGACGAAGAAATACTATTACTAATCTTTTAGCTGAGTGGAATTTGGTATCTATCGTAGAATCAAATATAAATTCAACTTCACAACCGGTCACACCTCTCAGTCAAATAAAAATAATCTCTCATAAAGAAAAAGATGAATGGGATTTGATTGCAAAATATAATATAGGCAAGAAAAAATAACTCTATTAATATATATTGTTGACTTTGAGCTTAACACTAGCTATAATATATTATAAATAGTCGTAGGTAATGCCGTAATGGGTTACCTAGAAACTATTAACACAAAAGCAAACTCGCTTAATTAAGGAGAATATAACAATGACACTCGGAACACCATTCGACTTCGACCCAATTTTTTCACGTACAGTAGGCTTTGATCAGCTCTTCAACCGATTGAATTCAATCGCCGGAGAAAATGCTCAAACGTCGACGTACCCTCCATATAATATCATTCGTCACAGCGACAGTAAGTTTGATATTGAAATCGCAGTAGCCGGTTTTAAAGAAAAGGAGTTAAATGTTGAGTATAAAAATAACACAATCACTGTTGAAGGCACCAAAGAACAAAAGCCAAACGAAGGTTACGCCCACAGAGGTATCGCTAGCAGGAGCTTTAGGCGCGTCTGGCACCTTGAAGACTACACGGAAGTCGTTGAAGCATCCCTCACAGATGGACTACTTGTAATTCGTCTGGAAAAAATTATACCAGAAGAACTAAGGCCTAAAAAAATAAATATTAATACAACAGAGGGGCACACCGCACAAGAGAAAGATTCAGCTACATTGCTAAATGAAGTTGATAAAGATGCTGGTCCCCCTAAAAACATGAGATATGCATAATCCAATGAACCTAGAAAAACTAAGAACACAACTGGAAGTAGATGAAGGCATAAGGTATAAGATTTACCTTGACCATCTTGGTTATCCTACTTTTGGGATTGGCCATCTTGTTATTCCTGATGATCCAGAAAATGGATTGTTGACTGGAACAGCCGTCTCTGAAGAAAGAGTCGCAGAATGTTTCGAACAAGATGTAACATCTGTAATAGAAGACTGTCATAAACTATATAATGACTTTGATGAGTTGCCAGAAGAAGCACAACAAATTATAGCCAACATGATGTTCAATATGGGGTATACCAGATTGAGCAAATTCAAAGGCATGAAGAAAGGAGTTGATACTAGAGACTGGAATGTAGCAGCTAATGAAATGATTGACAGTAAATGGTATCAGCAAGTTAAAATACGCGCAACGCGGTTGGTCCAAAGAATGAGGGCCGTCTAACAATGGAGGTGATCTGTTCCTAGAAGTAGACAAGAGGGGGCTACTGCAGTGGCCCCCTTATTTACGAGGGATAACAGTAATTGCTTTTGCTTTATTGGTAAGCAGCTGTGCTATTAATGATGTTGAACTTAGGGGCACGATAACACCACCCTTAACACCACCCTTCGATAAAGAAAGTATTATTTTTAGAGTGGAAGTACAAGTCTTATTTTAGCCGCTTTATTTCTCACACATGATTTTAAATTTTAAAAAGTGTTGTCTTTAACACGCATATAAGCTATATTATATTATGAGTTATTTTTGGACGAACGTTAGTTTAGATCGTAATGATCTGTTAGTTATAGGCTATCAAGACGGGAAGCGATTTAAATCTCGTGTACCTGTCAAGCCTCATCTATATGTCGATGACCATACCGGCCAAAGCGACATCAAATCTATCGATGGTAAATCTGTTAGGCGTTTAGATTTTGAAAATCTAAGAAGCATTATGTCTTTTCGCGATAAGCATGATGGCATTGAGAATTTTAATCAATACGGATTACAAACAGCTAGATCCTGGCATTACATTTACTATGATTATTTGTATACCAATTATCCCAGTACTGTCGACTATGATCCTAAAGAAATTAAAGTAGCAGTAATAGATATTGAGGTCGCTGCTGATGAAGGATTTCCAGATATAGAAACTGCTCCTAAACCTATTACAGCTATCGCTATAGCATATGGTTCTTCTGTTGTGGTATGGGGGTGTGGCGAATTTAAACCCCAAGAAGATAATCATTTTTATATCAAATGTGAAAATGAACATGATCTGTTAGATAGGTTTGTTGACACGTGGTCTAAAATGCAGATTGATGTAGTCACTGGTTGGAACACTGAATCATTTGACATACCATATCTAATCAATAGATGTAATAATATTATAGGGGAAAGTAAAACTAAGAATCTTTCGCCCTGGAAAATGTTAGATCAAAATAGTCGAATAGAAGCTATGACTGGCCATAAAGGATGGGATATTATTGGTATCAATAGTATTGATTATCTTGCCGCCTATAAAAAGTTTACATATTCTCAACAAGAAAGTTATTCGTTAGATAATATTGCTCATGTTGAACTTGGTGAAAGCAAATTAGATTATAGTGAATATGATGGACTGATGGGACTGTATAAGAATAACTTTCAAAAGTTTATTGAATATAATATTAAAGATGTTCTACTTGTTAAACGTCTTGATGATAAGATGAAACTACTAGAGCTGATGTATGCTATTGCTTATGATGCTAAAGTTAATCTTAACGATGCATTCACATCAGTACGTCTTTGGGATGTAATAATACATAATTATCTGATGGACAAAAATATAGTTGTTCCTCGCGTTGGTAAGCATGTAAAGGAACGACCAAATGTTGGTGGGTATGTTAAAGATCCTCAACGTGGCATGCAAGACTGGATTGTTAGTTTCGATTTGAATAGCTTGTATCCTCATCTGATTATGCAATATAATATTTCACCTGAAACATACAAAGGAATATCTAAACATAGAACTTCTGTGGATGAAATACTTAACGGTGCATACAGTGACATTGACCATGATGAATTTACGATAGGTGGTTCTGGTGCAATGTATAGTAAAGACTTCAGAGGCTTCTTACCTACATTGATGGATAGAATCTATCAAGACCGTGTTAAGTTTAATGACAGAAAAAAAGCAGCACAAAAGAAATTACGGACATTAGATAAAGACGACCCTAATTACAATAAAGTTTTGAATGAAACGACTGCAATGCATAATATGCAAATGGCTAAGAAGATTCAACTTAATTCTGCTTATGGTGCTTTAGCTAATCCTTACTTCAGATGGTTTAAGATGGAACATGCTGAAGCAATTACTGTGTCTGGTCAATTATCTATTCGTTGGATTGAAAAAAAGTTTAACGAGTACTTGAACGATATGTTTGGTACTGATGAAGATTATGTCATAGCTATCGATACTGATTCTGCTTATGTCACATTCAAACGGTTGATAGATCCGGAAAAGTCTACAGAAGAGAATGTCGAATTCTTAAACGAGTTTGTAGAAAAAACTATAGATCCTCTTTTTGAGAAATGGTATCAAGAGCTTGCTGACTATACTAATGCTTATGCTCAGAAAATGGTAATGAAGAGAGAGGTGATAGCTGATAAAGGTATATGGGTAGCAAAGAAGCATTATGCTCTTAATGTGTGGGACTTAGAAGGAAACAGATTCACAGATCAGTCACAACTTAAGATTATGGGTATTGAATCAGTTAGGTCGTCGACTCCAAAAGTATGTAGAGTGGCTATTAATTCTGCGTTGAGGATAATGCTCAACGAGAATGAAGCACGCCTCATAGAGTTTATTGCAAACTTTAGAAAAGAGTTTTTTGATTTACCTTTTGAAGATATTGCTTTCCCTCGAGGGGTATCTGATATAACAAAATGGTATGATAAATACCAAAATACACTTCAAGTCAAGAAAGGATGTCCTATTCATGTTAGAGGTTCAATTACATATAATAATCTAATCAATGATAAAAATTTAGTAAACCAATATGACTATGTTCGTAATGGTGATAAAATAAAGTTTTCATATTTAAAGTTACCTAATCCAGCTAGGGAACATGTAATTGCATGTCCAAAAACACTACCTAAACAATTCGGACTGGATAAATATGTAGACTACGATAAACAATTCGAAAAGTCTTTCCTTGAGCCAATAGAATCTATTGCTCATTCAGCCGGTTTGAAAACTGAGATTATTGCTACATTAGAAGACTTTTGGAAATAGGAGGTCATAAATTGACAAAAACAGAAATTAATTTAGAAGATTTTGATTTTGGGTTTACAGCAGTTGATGAAGGTGAATTAGAAGCTGTTACTACAGCTTCAGCTAAAGCCGCTGATGCTTCAAGCACTGTTAACACAGTTCAGGCAAAAATGGATGCTTTGTTTAATGCAGTAATGCCTTTATTAAACAATCTTCAAAAAAATCCAGAAAAAGAATATATACTATGGCCTGACAGGCATAACAAAGTAGAGCAGTTTAGAGATAAGTTAACTATATTATATAAGAGTTAATTAGGATGTTGACTGCAAATTAATAT